GAAGAAGCACAAGAGTTTATTAAGTGTGCTTCTGATCCTGTTTATTTCATAAAAACCTATGTAAAAATTGTGAATGTGGACTCAGGTCTTATTCCTTTTAATATGTGGGATTTCCAAGAAGAAATGGTGCGTGACTTTCATGCCAATCGTTTCTCTATCTGTAAAATGCCTCGGCAGGTTGGTAAAACTACTACAACGGTTGGTTATATGTTGTGGTGTGTTTTATTCCAAGAAGAATACAATATTGCTATTCTTGCTAACAAAGGTCAATTAGCACAAGAGATTCTATCTCGGGTTCAAAAGGCTTACGAATATCTTCCATTGTGGTTACAACAAGGTATTATCACATGGAATAAAAGAAACATTGAACTAGAAAATGGTTCAAAGATTTTTGCATACGCAACATCTGCAGCCGGTGTTCGAGGCGGTACATACAATTTAATTTTCTTAGACGAATTTGCTTTCGTACCTAAGAATATGGCAGATGAATTCTTCACATCTACTTACCCGGTTATTTCTTCTGGTCAAACCTCTAAGGTTATTATAGTTTCTACACCGTGTGGCCTCAATCATTTCTATAAGATGTGGGTGGATGCCACAGAAAAACGTAGCCTCTATAAACCAATTGAGATTCATTGGTCACAGGTACCAGGTCGTGATGCAAAGTGGAAAGAAGAAACGATTCGTAATACCTCAGAAGAACAATTTCGCCAAGAGTTTGAAACGGAGTTTATTGGTTCTTCTGCCACTTTGATCACTGGCGCCAAACTAAGGTCATTAGCATTTCGTGACCCGCCATGGCAAGAAGATTGCTTGGACATTTATGAACAACCACAACAAGGCAGAATGTATATTGCCACCGTAGATTGTTCAGAAGGTGTTGGCCTAGACTATCATACAATTAATGTTTTAGATGTAACTGAAACCCCCTATAGGCAGGTCGCTAAATATAGAAATAACAAGTTGCCACTTTTGTTCTTTCCAACGGTGATTTATAGCCTGTGCAAGAGATACAATGAGGCCTACGCATTGATTGAAACGAATAATGTGGGTCAACAGGTGGTAGATATTTTACATTATGATTTGGAGTATGAATATGTTTATAAGATTGATCATCACCACATCAAAGGTCAAACAATCTCAGGTGGATTTAGAAAGTCCTCTGGTTTTGGCATTAAAACTACCAAAACCGTTAAGAAAATTGGTTGTGCTAACCTCAAAACCCTCATTGAGTCCGACAAGTTACTCATCCAAGACTTTGATACAATAGCAGAATTGAATACTTTTGTTCGTGTAAGGGATTCATATGCGGCTGAAGAAGGTAATAATGACGACATAGTGATGGGTCTGGTACTGTTTGCGTGGCTTACCGCACAGACATACTTCAAAGATTCTACGAATATTGACATTCGTAAGGTACTTTTGGAAGAAAACGATATGCTTGGTGATGAAGATATGGCACCAGTTGGATTCATAGATGATGGTTTAAAACCAGAAGTTACTGTGGATTCAGGTGATGTTTGGTCGGAAAAAGGTTATATTTCGTCAAGATTGTAAAAACATAAATACACTATAAATTGAAAAGAATTTGACCCGATAACAAAAGGAGAAATCCATGGCATTTCAATTATCCGCTGGGGTGAATGTATCAGAAATCGATCTGACTACAATTGTCCCATCAGTCTCCACTTCGATTGGAGCATTTGCCGGTCCATTTGCTTGGGGTCCAGCTGGTGAAATCATCACTATTTCCGATGAGGTCCGTCTTGTTGATACATTTGGCAAACCTGACTCTACAAATTATGAATACTGGTTCTCTGCTGCAAATTTTTTGGCATATTCAAATAACTTAAAAGTTGTTCGAGCTATAAATGAAGGTACTAGCAAAAACGCTACAAGTGGTACAGCTATTCTAATTAAAAATGAAGATTCTTGGGAAAATACCTATGCAGGAGGTTCCTCAAACGCCTATGGTGTATTTGCTGCAAGATATGCTGGTTCTATAGGTAACTCACTTAAAGTTTCCATGGCCGATGCTGCTACTTACAGCACTTGGACATATGCTTCACAATTTACTTCAGCACCAGCTAATTCAGCCTATGCTGTAAAACAAGGTGGTTCTTTTGATGAATTACATGTAATTGTTATTGATGAAGATGGACTAATAAGTGGCACTCAAGGTACTGTATTAGAAAAATATGCATTTGTATCCAAAGGTTCAGATGCAAAAGATGATTCTGGTAATTCTAGTTATTATAGAAATGTAATTTCTGCACAATCAAAATATGTTTACTGGATGGACCATGCAATAGCAAATGGTGCTACAAATTGGGGAACAACGGTTTCAGCTAAAGCATTTGCTAATCTATCTTCAAATGTAACAGTTTCTTTAACTGGTGGTGTTGATGGCACAATTGGTACTGCTAACGTAGTTACCGCTTACGATTCTTTTGATTCTGCTGAATCAGTAGATATTTCATTAGTTATTTCTGGACCAGCAGAACAAACTTTGGCTGACTCATTGATTTCAATGGCAATATCACGTAAAGATTGTTTAGTTTTCTTATCACCAGAAAAAGCAGATTGTGTAAACAATCCTGGTGATGAAGTTACCGATACAGTTGCTTATCGCAATACTCTTACTTCATCTTCATATGCAGTATTAGATGGCAACTGGAAATATCAATACGACAAATACAATGATGTGTATCGTTGGGTACCATGCAATGGTGATGTTGCTGGTCTTTGTGCTCGTACAGATTTAGAACGTGATCCTTGGTTCTCACCTGGTGGACTAAATCGTGGTATTTTAAAAAATGTTATTAAGTTGGCCTACAATCCAACCAAAACAAACCGTGATGACTTATATGTAAAAGGAATTAATCCAATTGTTTCTTTCCAAGGTGAAGGTACGGTTCTGTTTGGCGATAAAACAATGTTAAGTAAACCATCTGCGTTTGACCGCATTAATGTTCGCCGACTATTCATTGTTCTGGAGAAAGCAATTGCTCGTGCAGCCCGCTTCTCTCTATTCGAATTTAATGATCAATTTACCCGTGCTCAGTTTGTAGCGCTCGTAGAACCATTCTTGCGTGATGTACAAGGTCGCCGTGGTATCACAGACTTCCGTGTTGTTTGCGATGAAACAAATAATACCGGTGAAGTTATTGACCGGAACGAATTTGTTGGTGACATTTATATTAAACCTGCTCGTTCGATCAACTTCATTCAACTTAACTTTGTGGCCGTTCGCACAGGTGTTTCGTTTGATGAGGTTGTAGGACAGTTCTAAATAGAGAAACGGGAGAAAATTAAATGGCATTTAATGTAAACGAATTTAGAAGTCAAATGATTGGAGACGGTGCTCGTCCTAATCTGTTTGAAGTTTCTATGCCGTTCCCTGGTTTCTCTGCACCAGGTAACGCACAAACAAAATTAACATTCATGTGTAAGACAGCACAATTACCTGGCGCTACGCTAGGTGTTGTGCCTGTTCAATACTTTGGTCGTGAACTCAAATTTGTAGGTAACAGAACATTTGCTGACTGGACAATTACGGTTATCAATGATGAAGATTTCGTTATTCGTAACGCATTTGAGCGTTGGATGAACGGCATCAATTCACACAATCTTAATGTTCGCACCCCAGCTGCACTTTCACCACTTGGTTATACTGTTGATGGTGATGTTACGCAGTTTGGTAAAACAGGCAACACTCTAAAGAAATACAAGTTTGTTGGACTCTTTCCAAGCGATGTTACTCCAATTGATGTTGATTGGGGTTCAAATGATACAATTGAGGAGTTTTCAGTTACTCTCACCTATCAATGGTGGGAATCAGTAGCAGACGGTGTAGTGTAAGAAGAAAGGCTTCGGCCTTTCTTCACTTTTATAGGATGATATATTAATGGCTATTAAGCTCTTCGGCTTCACCCTAGGCAAAAAAGATGTTGTTCAGGTTCAATCACCTGAGCAACCCTCTTTTGCACTTCCAACTCCTGCACTCGATGATGGTGCAGTTACAATCACACAAAATGCCTATTACGGTACATATGTTGACCTAGAAGGTTCTATTCGTAATGAATTAGAACTCATTACTCGGTACCGTGAAATGGCAAATCATCCAGAATTAGAAATGGCAATTGATGATATTGTCAATGAAGCCATTTCACACGATGAATCTGGTCGTACAGTCAATATCGTATTAGATAAACTGAAACAACCAGATGCAGTTAAGAAAAAAATTACGGAAGAATTCGAAAACATTCTTCGTATGCTAAACTTTGGTAATCTTTCAGATGACCTGTTTAAGCGTTGGTATATTGATGGTCGTATTTACTACCATGTGGTTGTAGACGAAAACGATCCAAAATCAGGCATACAAGAACTACGGTACATCGACCCACGCAAGATTCGTAAAGTGCGTGAAGTTAAAAAAGAACGTGACCCAAAAACTGGTGCAGACATTATCAAATCGATTGCTGAGTATTATGTTTATAGTGATCGTGGTACTGCAACACAATCTTATGGTGCATCAGTAAACTCTGGCCTTCGTATTGCACCAGATGCGATTGTAAATGTAAACTCTGGTTTGATGGATGCCAAAAACACATTTGTTATTTCTTTTCTTCATAAGGCGATAAAGCCACTTAATCAGTTAAGAATGATTGAAGATGCGGTTGTAATCTATCGCCTCTCACGAGCACCAGAACGCCGTATATTTTATATTGATGTAGGTAATTTACCAAGAGGTAAGGCTGAACAGTATATTCAATCGATCATGGTCAAATATCGTAACAAAATGGTTTACGATGCGAACACTGGTGAGTTGCGTGATGATCGTAAACATCTCTCGATGCTTGAAGATTTTTGGTTACCACGCCGTGAAGGTGGTAAAGGCACAGAGATTACCACATTACCAGCAGGCCAAAACCTTGGTGAGTTGGAAGATGTAAAATACTTCCGTCAAAAACTTCTACAATCACTTAATGTACCTATCAGTCGTTTAGAACCACAACAAGGTGGTATGATTGGTCTTGGTCGTACAACTGAGGTTACCCGTGATGAGGTTAAGTTTCTTAAATTCATCATTCGTCTACGCAATAAATTCTCACAAATTTTTGACCACGCTTTAGAGAAACAATTAGTTCTTAAAGGTATTTGTACTAGAGAAGAATGGCAAAATTTTAAAGAACAAATCTATTATGATTATGTAAAAGATAATAACTTTACTGAACTGCGTGATGCAGAGCTTTTACAGAATCGTGTTCAAACACTTCAAGTTGTTGATCCATATGTTGGTCGTTACTTCTCTGCTGAATGGGTTCGTAAACATATTCTTCAACAAACACAAGAAGAAATTGAAGCTATTGATGAACAAATCAAACAAGAGTCGGATGCAGGTAATGGTGGACCAACAATGCCGCCTGAAGCACAAGCACAACAACAGGCAATGGAACAACAGTACCCACCAGAAGATAATACTGGTGCTGCAAATGAATCAATGACACCAATGTTAGATGCTGAGGTAGAAAAATATTCAGCATTACTAAATAGGCGCTAAACGGAGAATACTATGGATACGCAAACATTTATTAATCAAGTTGCAGCAGGTGATGCTGCGAGTGCAAAAGATTTGCTAAATGATCTTTTAGCTGCTAAAGCTTTTGAAGCACTTGATGCTAAAAAAATTGAAATGGCACAAACACTATTTACAGGCGAAGAAGAAACCTCAGAGCCTGAAGTACAAGATACAGAAGAAACTGCCGCAGAAGAATGAAAGATTTACAAGAATTTCGTAATCTTGTAGAAGAAGAAAAGTCAGACTACACAAAGTTTGATATGCTTGTTCGTGCTGGTCTTGCCAATAAGGCACAACTGGCACGAATTCATCGCATTTTGGATAAGATGACCGAAGAGCGGCCACAGTTCAATAATGCTGATAAAGAGATTGTGAGAAATTTGTTTAATCGTATGGTAGATTTAATTGCCAATAATAAACAAGTTTTTCAAAAGACAAGACAGGCAGTAAAAGAAGAACTAGAAGAAGATGTTGTTGACACATCAGATTTTAAAGTTGGTCCTTCTGGCCGTAAAGTAAGAGCACATCGTATTAAAATAGGTGATCTTGCTTACGGTGTTGAAAAAGATATTAAAGAAGATTTTGAATTAGTTGAAGCACCAGTAGATTTTGATAATGACCCACCTTTTGTTTTGGTTTTGAAACGCAGAGCCATCAGATTGTATCCTGATAAAACAAAAGTTGCGTTGTATTACAGTAAAACATTAGATAAGTATTTCTCTGTACCGTATGGCGGCCCTCTTGGTGCTGCTATACAGGCAGAAGAAACACAAATAGAAGAAGCTGTTATGGATCAGCTTCATAAAATTGTTGCTGATAAACAGGCACAAACAGTTAAATTTGGTAATGGTCAATCAAAGAAGGTAGACCATTTTACAGCTTCTGCTATTACGCAAGTACATAAAGCTTTGAATGATGATAACAAAAAGAAGTTTGCGGATATGGTTCATAAATCGCCTGCACACTTAGCAAAAGCTTCTGACTTTGCTTTTAGTAGAGCAAAATGAATTTTATAGATTTAATTTTAAAAGGTAAACTAGACGAAGCAAGGCAAGCATTACAATTTCGTTTAGAAGAAATTGCAGCAAAACGATTGCAAGAAGCTAAGCGTTATGTGCAAGCAGATGTTTATGAGGAACTTGATGA